GAATTGAATCTTTTTTAATTAAAGAAGAGGGCTACGAACCTAAAGCCAGAAGACCTACCCCAAATGACAGGTGGACTGTTGGGCATGGTCATACAGAGGGTGTCAAGCCGGGGGATCGTATGGATGAAGCCGAGGCAAGGTCTGCTCTTGGTAAGGATATCCGTAAGCGGTTGCCTGAGATAAGAAAAGAGATATCTGTATTTGATAGCCTTCCTGTAGAACTTCAAGTGCCTATCTTTGGTGAGTATTTTAGAGGTAGCCTAACCAGTAATAAAAAGAATGGAAGCCCCAAAGCTTTAAGATTAATCAAAGAAGGTAACTTTGAACAAGCGGGTGATGAGCTTTTAAATCGCGATGAATATAGAAAGGCTGTTGAAAATGGCCGAAAGGGCATTATTGCCCGTATGGACAAAGCAAGTGAAGCTATAAAGTCTATAGGAACTTATATATATGATGAACAAGATGCATCATCCCCCACCCGATTTTCTCCAATCTCTGAAGCAGAGCTACAGAAATTGGAAAAAGGGTTAGATACTGAAACGTATCTTACCAAGCAGCAGCCACCCGTTAACTAACGGCCCTGCGTAGTACCAAACCCAACTGCGGCTACCCTTTCACAGGCCCCGTAAGGAGGAAAAATGACTAAAGAAGTACAAGTAAACGACGAAGAGGAAAATCTAGGCCCTTACCGAGGCAGATACAAAGCGGAAGTCTACAAAGACGAAGCGGTATCTGAAGAAGAAGCTACCCTAGATGGAGCTACTGAAAACAATCTACTAGTTGATGATGAAACCATTTCCGGTAACCACTTACAGAGTAAAACTGAAGTGCAGACGGAAGAGCATGACTATAAGAAGCGTTACGATGATTTGAAGAAGCACTACGACTCTAAACTCCATGAGTGGAGAGAAGAGAAGGAAGAACTTGTTTCTCAACCCCAAGGGGAAGAAGCGCCAGAATATGACGCGGATATTGAGAACTTCAAAGAAAACTATCCTGACGTGTATAATGTAGTCGAGGCTATGACTGCTAAAAATTCTGAGAAAGAGCTTGCTGAACTTCGTAAACAAGTTTCGCATCTTTCCAGTAAAGAAGAGCAGCTAAAAGCTAAAGGTGCTTATCAGGAACTGCTAGCCCTGCATCCTAACTTCTCAGAGATTAAAAAATCTGAAAAGTTTGCCTCATGGCTTGAGGAGCAGCCACCTAGTATTTCGGATGGAATCACTAAAAACAAAGAAGATGTTAGATGGGCTTCTCGCGTTCTTGACTTGTATGAGGCCGATATTGGCTCAACTAAAAAAGTAGGCAGATCTCGCAAACAACAGTCTGCAGCAGCAGAAGCCGTAACAAGAACTAAAGGCATTAATGTTGCTACAGATTCAAATGCGAATAAAAAGGTTTGGACTACTTCAGAGATACGTAAACTTAAACCGCATGAGTATAGCAAGTTTGAAGCAGAACTTGACCTTGCAAATGCGGAGGGTCGTATCCAAAATAGATAGACTATAAAGAAAGGACTTGAGATATGGCTATTTCCGTATCTGCCGGTTATGGTAATTTACCTACTGGCAATTTTCAGGCCGAAATCTATAGCCAAAAGGTTCTTAAGTTTTTCCGCCGTGCGTCGGTAATTGAAGACATTACTAATACTGACTACGCAGGAGAAATTGAGAACTTTGGTGATACGGTTCGGATCATGAAAGAACCCACCGTTACGATTTCTGCATATACGCGAGGCTCTGTGGTTACTCCGCAGGATCTGGCAGATGACGAAATCCAGTTGACAGTGGATCAAGCACAAGCGTTTGCGTTCAAAGTGGATGACATTGAAGAACGGCAATCGCACGTTAACTTTGAGGCGCTTGCTACCTCTTCAGGTGCATTCTCTCTCAAACGTAACTACGACAAAAATGTACTTCAGGCCATGATCGATGGTGCAGGTATCGCTGGTGCTAATGGCGCTAGCGAAACCGATGCTGATCTTGGTACTGCTGGTACTCCCGTTACTATTACTGGTTCTGATGCCGGTGATGATGTTGTAAATCTGATGGCCTTGATGGCGCGTAAGCTCGATGAGCAGGACGTTCCTGAAGAGAACCGTTGGTTTGTGGCACCTCCCATTGTGTATCAGAATCTGTATGCAGCGGGCGCTAAGATTGTTGAAGTTCAGGTAACGGGTGACAGCAGTTCCCCGCTCCGTAATGGTCTGGTTACGAACCAGAAAATTATGGGCTTCAGTCTCTATAAGTCCAACGCGCTCCGTCAGTCGGTCGATGCTACGACTACTACGGACATGGTATCGTTTTCCGGTGTTGCGACGGGTGAGAACACGGTTCTTGCTGGTCACATTTCCGGTATGGCGACTGCCAACTCAATTGCTAAGACAGAAGTTATTCGCGATCCTGATTCCTTTTCGGATGTGGTTCGTGGTCTGCACGTTTATGGCCGCAAGGTTATTCGTCCAGAGGCTATCTGTCTCGGCATTGTAGATTATAGTTAAGGGGGGTATGAAAAATGACTGTATATGATCGTACCGCTACTGGCGGAACGGTGGGTCATCCTTCACGGATGCCTACCCCTTATGTGATTACTTCCCCTGTTTGGGATACTGTAGACGGCGGTGGAGTAGGAGGAGACATTATTCAGATTATTGATCTTCCTGCTGACACGATGATTATTTCGGGCGTTCTTGAAGTTCTTGAAGTTCGTGGTAATGGTCAGGTCACTATGGATATCGGATTTACCGGTGGCGACATTGACTGTTTTGTTGACGGTTCTGCGCTTGCCGCTGGTTTTACTCCGTTCCTAGAAGCGGCTGTTGGAGTATCGGCGGCTAATGCCCGCATGGTTACGGCGGCTGATACCATTGACTGCCTCGTTCTTGACGGCGGTTCAACGGGTGAGACTGCACTACGTTTCAGAGTTCATGTTGTTGTTGCTGATGTTTCACGCAACCCTTCTGAATCTGCTACGGTGTCTACGGGTACGTAATAGTACTAAAGGTTTTGTGGGGTTCCTTTTAAAAACCCCACCCTTCTTGCTATGATATTGAATTGATGGAGGTCATATGTTTATCAAGCTACTTAGCGACCAAGATATTGAATTTTGTTTAGACAGTATAAACCATAAAACTTTTAATAGCGGGGATAAATCCGCACCGAACTTAGAGGATATTAAAAGCAATTCAGAGTCTATGGGTATTCCAGACTCTGTTAGAAAGTTAGTTACAAACAGACTTTATGATACTCATTATATAGACAGCGTATATTGTCCCACTAGAGTGTCAGTAAACTTTTATAATAAATATAGAGAAGGTGACTACTACGACTTACATGTAGATGCCTTTAAAGCCCAACCAAAATCAAACAACATATTTTTTGACTATGGCTGGAGCATAAATTTAACGGATGACTACAAAGGCGGAGAATTTATTTTAGATACTCCAGTGGGTAGAATAGGCAAAAAACTAGATGCGGGTGAAGCCGTAATATTTCCTATTATATATCCACATGGAGTAGAGAAACTTACTGAGGGTCTTAGACAAAATATTATCGGTTGGATGTCTTCTAACGTATCATATGAACAATCTTTTATTTTGAAAAACATGTATGAAGTAAATCAGTATCTTATGAGTACACAAAAAAGCATGTTTACAAAATCAACACTTGTTCAGACGTATTTAAAGAAGGCTTGGGGAAAGTAATGTGAAACGCTTTATTGTTTTAGCTAGTTTAATTTCGCTGCAAACATTTTTTTTTGTTTCTGGCGCAGCTAAAGCTGAAGAGCAAATCACTTGTTATTCCAAAGAAATTTTTGCAGAAGCAGCAAAAACCTCTCATGGAGAAATACCCTTTTGGAAAGGGGATGACCTTTCAAAAAAGATAGAATATAGAATGTATGTTAATCCTGTTGTTAGAACTTTTACTATAACCGCAATCTTTTGGAACGCGCCTGATAAAGAATGTATTATTTCTGTAGGGAAAAATTTTAGAGCGCCGGGACAGGAAAAAGGAACTGACTCTTGACTTCTACTCTATCTAGGGCGGTACGGCTAAGAAATGCTGCTGTTAGCCTTACCACAACAGATCAAACAACTGTATACACAGTCCCTTCAGGGCATGATGCGGTTTTAAAGAATATAATTATAGCAGAAACTTCTGGTAACGCTACAGGAATAACTCTAGAGATTACAGATTCTAGTGGTAGTGCTACTTTTAAGATGCTTGCTGGTAAAATTATAGCAGCAAATGACTATCTCCTACTTAGTTTGGAGTTAAATATGAACGAGGGTGACATTATAAAGCTAACGGCTGCAACATCTAGTAGACTACAGGCAGTGTTATCTATAGATGAACTCTTCTTAGCGAATCACAGTTAGGCAAGCCATGAATTATGTAGAACTAATCAATGCTGTTTTGTACGATCTCAATGAGACGATCATTGCAGAAACTGCTTCAGGTCTTTCAGGGACGCGGGGAGTGCAGACAACAGTTAAAAAAGATATAAATAAGGCCATACGTGATGTTGATGCTGAGTACATTCAATGGCCTTGGCATTTTCACAGTGCAAGATACACCTTGTACGGCGGTGTGGGCAAGTACAAGTATCCGGTTAAAGTTGTGGTTTCTAGCGTAAGCGGCTCCTATACGCTTAATGAGATTGTCACAGGAGGTACTTCTTCTGCAAAAGGCATTCTCCGCAGGGTTCCCCCTCACGGCGGTCATGCAGATGAACAGTTTATGTTAGTTGAACCTATTGAGGGAGAGTTTCAAGCGTCTGAGACTCTAACGGGGGCTTCCTCTACGCGCACAGCCACGTCAGGGAATGTTACTTTCTGTACGGATGTGGACTATGATAGCTTCTTCTTGCGCCCACAAAATTTAGTTAAAGAGGGCGAGTTTAACAAGACTATTACTCTGGGATCATACTGGACGAATCGAAGCTCTGATCCTGCAGGTACTGGCACATCTGGCACCCCTGCAATTAGCAACGCAATTAGCGGAAACAGTGGTTACGCATCAGGTGTTCTCAGAATGAATGATGGCTGTGTGGATCAAGCTATCCCTACAGTAGTAAATCAAACATATAGAATTACAGCCCGGTTGTCGTCAGGAAGCTCTTCAGCCACTTCTGAAACTCTCAATGTATTTGCGGGTTCTAGTAGTGATAAGGACTCTGATTTATCAACTACTTTTGTTATATCAGATGTGGGTGCTGGAGATATTAAAACAATAACTTTTACCGCCTCTACTCAACAAACATTTATAAGTTTAAGTAATACTGCATCACAAAATCTTGATATAGATTTTATAGAGGTTTTTGAACAGGACGCTTCAGCAAAACCCCTAAAGTATAAATCTTATGAAGAGTACCACGAGGGTGCCAGTAAGCACAATGAGTTCTTAGCCCTTAAGTCACCTGATGATGGTTTTGGTACTCCTGATTGCGTGTATCGTTCTAGAAATGATAACTCTTTTGGTATTACCCCCATTACTAAAGATACACAGTATGAAGTTCAGTTTGATTTTTACGACTCCTCTGCAGAGCTATCCATATTTACAGACAGCCCTAAAACCTTTGCTAGATATCACGATGTAATTGTAGCCCGTGTAAAGTACTACACACATATTCTTAGAGGCAATGATCAGGCAGCGCAGTTTGCATTTAGAGATTATGAGAATGGTATTCGCAGAATGAAAACGGAATTGTTAAATCAAAAAGACTATATGAGAGCCGTATAATGCCAGTTCAAGCGTTTCCTATTAACTGTGATGGCGGGTTAGTTCTCGACAAAAGTGTGTTCGTTGCAAAGCCGGGAGAGGCTAGCATCCTGCAAAACTATGAGCCGTCCGTTACAGGTGGGGATTCTAAAATAAAAGGTTTTATTAAGTACGATAGCAATCAAGTTACAGGTTCTGG